ACAGGGGTCACCGGTGAGACGGGACTCCAGGGGTCCACAGGACTTCAGGGACCTACCGGTATCCAGGGACAGACCGGTGTCCAGGGCCAGACAGGAGTCACCGGTGAGACCGGACTCCAGGGGTCCACAGGACTCCAGGGACCTACCGGTATTCAGGGCCAGACCGGTATTCAGGGCCAGACCGGAGTCACCGGTGAGACAGGACTCCAGGGACCTACTGGTATTCAGGGACAGACCGGTATTCAGGGACAGACCGGTGTCCAGGGCCAAACTGGTATCATTGGTGAAACGGGACTCCAGGGATCCACGGGACTTCAGGGACAGACTGGTGTCCAGGGGCAAACGGGTATTCAGGGCCAGACAGGTATCACTGGTGAGACAGGACTCCAGGGACCTACCGGTATTCAGGGACAGACTGGTATCCAGGGCCAAACTGGTATCCAGGGCCAGATAGGAGTCACAGGTGAGACGGGACTCCAGGGGTCCACAGGACTTCAGGGACAGACCGGTATTCAGGGACAGACCGGTGTCCAGGGCCAGACAGGAGTCACAGGTGAGACGGGACTCCAGGGACCTACCGGTATTCAGGGCCAGACAGGTATCACTGGTGAGACAGGACTCCAGGGACCTACCGGTATTCAGGGACAGACTGGTATCCAGGGCCAAACGGGTATCCAGGGCCAGACAGGAGTCACAGGTGAGACGGGACTCCAGGGATCCACAGGACTTCAGGGACAGACTGGTATTCAGGGACAGACCGGTGTTCAGGGCCAGACCGGAGTCACCGGTGAGACAGGACTCCAGGGACCTACCGGTATTCAGGGCCAGACCGGTGTTCAGGGCCAGACCGGTGTTCAGGGCCAGACAGGAGTCACCGGTGAGACAGGACTCCAGGGACCGACCGGTATTCAGGGCCAGACTGGTGTCCAGGGCCAGACTGGTGTCACAGGTGAGACCGGAGTTCAGGGTCTAACCGGTGTCCAGGGCCAGACTGGTGTCCAGGGTCAGACGGGTGTCACAGGTGAGACTGGAATCCAGGGTCAGACTGGTGTCCAGGGTCAGACTGGTGTCCAGGGCCAGACTGGTGTCACAGGTGAGACCGGGGTACAGGGACAGACTGGTGTCCAAGGTCAGACCGGAGTTCAGGGACAGACCGGGGTACAGGGTCAGACCGGTGTCACAGGTGAGACCGGAGTTCAGGGACAGACTGGTGTCCAAGGTCAGACCGGGGTACAGGGACAGACCGGTGTCCAGGGCCAGACCGGAGTCCATGGCCAGACCGGAGTCCAGGGACAAACCGGTGTCCAGGGCCAGACCGGTGTCCAGGGCCAGACCGGTGTCCAGGGCCAGACCGGTGTCCAGGGCCAGACCGGTGTCCAGGGCCAGACCGGTGTCCAGGGCCAGACCGGGGTACAGGGACAGACCGGGGTACAAGGACAGACCGGTGTCCAAGGACAAACCGGAGTCCAGGGACAAACCGGTGTCCAGGGCCAGACCGGGGTACAGGGACAGACCGGGGTACAGGGACAGACCGGTGTCCAGGGCCAGACTGGTGTCCAGGGTCAGACCGGTGTCCAGGGTCAGACCGGAGTACAGGGTCAGACCGGAGTACAGGGGATACAAGGTCAGACCGGGGTACAGGGTCAGACCGGGGTACAGGGACAGACCGGTGTCCAGGGCCAGACTGGTGTCCAGGGCCAGACTGGTGTCCAGGGTCAGACCGGAGTACAGGGGATACAGGGTCAGACTGGAGTACAAGGGATACAGGGTCAGACTGGAGTACAAGGGATACAGGGCCAGACCGGAGTACAAGGGATACAGGGCCAGACCGGAGTACAGGGGATACAGGGTCAGACTGGAGTACAGGGGATACAGGGTCAAACTGGAGTACAGGGGATTCAGGGTCAGACCGGAGTACAGGGGATACAGGGTCAGACCGGACCCAGGGGACTGACTGGAGTACAGGGGATACAGGGTCAGACTGGAGTACAGGGGATACAGGGTCAGACCGGAGTACAGGGGATACAAGGTCAGACCGGAGTACAGGGGATACAGGGTCAGACTGGAGTACAGGGGATACAGGGTCAGACTGGAGTACAGGGTCAGACCGGTATCCAAGGTCAGAAGCCGTCCGGTCAACTCTTTTTGTCGGCAGCCGGTATGTGGCCGTCAACAACAAGTGGATGCAGTTTAAATACAAAAACTGAATTAGCGACTAATAAAGTTAACAATTATACCTTGGACTTTGATCCATCCTCAATAGAATATTCCGAAGCTACTGTAAGCATGCCATCAGATTGGAATGGAGGTACAGTTTCAGCTAAGTTTTATTGGTCACATCCATCTACTGCTACAAATTTTGGCGTTGTTTGGGCATGTCAAGGTAGATCTTATGGAGATAATGAGGCCCTAGATCAGGCTATGGGGACAGCTCAAACTGTTACAGATACAGGTGGGACTACAAATAATTTATATATATCATCTGAAACTTCTGCTATAACGTTATCTGGAACTCCTGCCGCATCTGAAATGGTCCAGTTTAGAATTTATCGTAATGCTACAGATGGGTCAGACACATTAGCGGTAGATGCAAAACTTCTTGGTGTTATGATTACTTATACTAGAAGTTAAAAGTTATTTTAAAAGGTAGTAACTAATATTATTCATAAGATAGAAGGATTTAAAAATGTCAGATTTTTATGATATTTCAAATGTTGACGGTAAATATATTTTTTCTTCACCTGAAATAATTGTAGAAGTGGGCGATACTAAGCAGGAAGATTTTTATCCACAGACAAAATTAATAAAATGGAATAATGAAGTTAACTTTAGTATTAGATTTACAGATAATTTAGAAGATAGTTCAAATACAATAGATGAAAACGGGGTTGTAACATGGGTAGGTAAAGATGATATTGAGATAAAAATGTATGGGGATAATAACGTAAACCCGTCAGATATAGGATTTGAATATGAAATAAAATTACCGTATAAACCGTCATTTAATACATTTGAAATGACCATAAGAACTAAAAATATTTCTTTAATATATAATCCAGAAATATCGGATGAACAAGCACAAAGACTTATTGATAACAGAATTGCTGCGGAACAACCAACACCTACACTGGAAGAAGCGAAGAGAATAATACGCCCTGAAATAATAGTGGGGTCATATGCTGTCTATTATAATCTTAATAAAAATGATAAGTATAGATCAGGAAAGGCGTTTCATATTTATAGGCCAAAAGCAGTAGATTCTGAAAACAATGAAACCTGGTGTGAGATGAATATAGACATTGTTAATGAAATAATGACTATTTCTGTACCACAGGATTTTATAGATTCAGCAGTTTATCCTGTTATAATTGACCCGACATTCGGGAATACTTCGATTGGTGGATCATGGTATGAATATGTAAACGGCCAGGGTTTCGCGGGTATCTACACCTCCAATGACACAACTTATATAGATTCATTGGTTTTCTATGCAAAAAGAACATATGCTGGAGGGACTACTCCGAATCTTAAAGGTGTGATATGGGGTGGTGGTACGCCCCCTGCCGCTATATTGACAAATGGAGTAGATGGATCCGTTGCCGTCACAAATACAACGGGGGATTGGTATACTGTAAGATATAATACCAAACCTTCCGTTTCTAATGGGACGGCATATCGACTCGGTGCTATCTGTGATCAGAATTTCTCGTCGGCTTCTATCGCTTATGATGGAAATGTAGAAATTGACCCAAACAATTATGCAACTCCAGAAGCATATGAGCCATTTACTAGTGAACCAACGTTCCAGCCAAGCGTATATGCTACATACTTTTTTCCGAGAAACGGATTTGTTAATTTTCAAGATCCAGGAATATTTTAAAAAGCCTATGTTAAAACCTTATGAATGTGCTGCTGTTTTCGATAAAGAGAGAGCCGACTTTAATAATGTTCTAATAATGTTTTATGTTTATGTCGTTTAATATCTAAATAATATAGGGGGCCTAAAATGAGTGGTTACACCGAGTTAGATTATCGAAGAGAACTCAGTGCCTTTGATGAGAAAATAGCCCTGGCTGAGCTTGAGGCTTCAAAAGCTCAAGAAAGGGTTAATGAGCTGAAATATCAGAAGGCCCGTTTCAACCTTGAGTTTCTGGTAGCTACCATTAGAGCTCAACAACAGCCTGAGAACCAAAATGCCGGGTGAATTAAGCGACCCAACTCAATCTGTTCCATATCATTACGATAGGAGATATGAACCATCTTCTAACCCCGCTAATTGGGGTTTTAATGAATTGGACAGTTTTCTTAATAATCTTTCCGGTCAGGTTCTGGGAAGATCTCTCACAAAGAATGAGATGTCGTCTTTGAAAGAGTCTCTTGAAGAAAAGGGGTTCCTCCACAGGAATTTTGGTGATGAGTCTTACAAACAACGCGTCATCACCTATCTAAATAAAATGAAATCCGCCAGGAAGGTGGCAAGCACATGGCTGACCTCAATAAAATGATGGATAACCTTGAATCGAGAAGTAAAAGGTTATCCAAAGAAATAAGAGAGTTTATTGGGATTTACGATAATGTTTTCAGAGAGGCTAATAAGGAGTTTCAGCAGGAAAGAGTCGCTGCTGGGAATATGGATGGCCTTGAGGATTTCTACAGACTCGTTAATACCCTGAAACGAAACAGGGATATTCTTGGGTCTCTAGAACGTGGTATACGTGGAATGAGACCCCTAAACAAGTTCCGGTTTATCGAGGAGGAGGTTCCTCAGTCGGAAGAAGAGGCTAAAGATCAGCCCGCTGAGATGTATGAATATGAACCGGCTGAAGCAGAGGAACCGGAGGAAGAAATAGATGGCTAAGAGAATAAGAGTTGTAACATCAAGCAGCACTCCTGAGAAGAAGTTTTCCCCTCAGAAAAGAGTCGTATCCGCTTCTGATAATCCACGGCCATCAATGAAGATGACTAAAAACGAGATTATGGCCCGTAGAAATAGAAGGATTGCTACAACGACTACTTTTGGGTCTTATGGAATGAGAACGGCTGGAGATGTTCTCGATAGCGGGACCAGCCAGTTCTATTCTCCTCAGCTTAGTACTGACTTCCTCGAAAAGCCACAGAACCTACGTGAGAGAAGAGCCTTTTACCGGTTCTTTTATAATACAAATGAGATAGTAGGGCAAGCAGTAGATATTCATTCTACACTTCCTTTATCTAAGCTCAGACTGGTTCCACCAAAGGGTAGTAATAAGCATCAGAATCAATATGTCTTCAAATTTTTTGAAGACATGTGCGAGAGAATGAAGCTTTTCAAGACTCTTATTGAGGTAACCCATGAGTATAATTTGATGGGGAATTGCGTATCGAGGGATTCCTTATTAAGGACTCCACAAGGCTACATGAGGGCGGATCAGCTTTCGATTGGTGATGAAGTCCTTACTAATAAGGGCAGATTTAAGAAAATACTTAAGAGGTCTATCAGACCATCCGAAGTTGTTTTGAACATACGATGTTGGAAGGATTTTAGAAATTTAAGAATAACAGATGAACATCCTATAGAAGTTTTAAGAGATGAAGGCTTTGAATTTATTCAGGCTAGTGAACTTACACTCTCTGATTATGTTCGAATCACGTGGCCGAGTGAAATTAAGGATATAGATAAAGTAACGCTTGAATTCCCTAATAATTATGTAAAACTAGATAGGGGATATGAATCCAACGTTGAAATAGTCCGTTTAAGAAGTGATAAAGCCAACAGCGCAAGAAAATCCTTGCTGCTGTGGCTAGGTTCATTAGGTGAACCTGCTATTAAAACACGAAAGGAATTAGCCAATCAGTTCAATGTATCGGAATCAACCCTTAATAATGTCATAAATACTTTAACAGTGGAATTAGATCAGAAATTTCATGAGAGACTAGGAGCTAAAGGATGGCAAAAGGGGTCCCAGATAAGATGGTTACCCATTGATTTGAGTAATATTGAAATCAGGGATTCATATATCATAAAAAGGTCGAAAATACTCAGCGCTATTGATGAGCTTAAAATTGATAACAATTTCGCTTATCTGGCAGGATTTTGGCTAGGAGACGGGACTCTAGGAAGAGATTCTCAAAGAAATAATTGGGGAAGGGGTCTGTGGCAGATATCCTTCTCAGAAAAGGAAACTGTTAATATTGATAGGATTAAAAAAATACTTATAAGCATTTTTGGAGAAGATTCTATAAAAAGTTGGAATAGTAATGGAAATACATATATAAAAGTTAATTCGAATCCGGCATTTATAGAATGGTGGTCAGATAATTTTGGAGAAACTACTTTTGAGAGAAACCTGAAAAGAGTTCCCCAATGGTTGATAGACCTTCCTGTTGATAAGCTGAAGTATTTCCTTGCAGGTTTGATAGACTCTGATGGATGTGTATCAGTTAGTGGCGATAAGAGGCTCTCGATAGTAGATATAAAGACGGCATCGCGGAATATAATGGATGCTGTAAGAGATATATGTCTAAAATGCGGAGTTATAATAAATTACAATAATTCTGTTCCAAGGACTACTAAGCTTCCAAACGGTAATGAGACAATTTCTAGCGAGATGTTCATTGTAACGGCAAGTGAAGAAGAGTCTTGCCGAATTCTAACTGATTATTCTAATAAGAAGTTGCCTGAAGATGCAACTTTTACCATTATGGATAGATATTGGCAAAGGACTGATGGGGGTCTGGCCTTAAAAATAAAAGAGATTTGTACAGAGGACTATAAAGACCTGGTTTATAATTTTGAGGTTGAGGAAGACCATACATATCAGGTAAATGGGTTCTCAACTCACAATTGCTTCGTGTTCGCTGAGGAAGATGATTATTCTGATGATTCTTCACCAGAGGAAAAAGCTCAGAAAAAGGAAGAAGCTAAACAGAGAAGTCAATTCCTGAAGCAAAAGTATGATATCAGTGATAAAGACCCCCTGTTTAAAGGCTGGAAGAAACTTATTGTTCTTCCTCCTGACCAGGTAAGGGTTAGAAAGCTACCCCTATCAGATGATGTAGCTATTGAATATGTTCCTGATCCAGAAACGAGAAAATACATAACATCTGAAATGCCCATGTACCCGGATCAGATGCTTGAATCGAGCGGAATAAAGTATGACATTCCTTCAGAAATACGAAATAAGGTCATGCAGAGTGGCACCATACCACTTGATACCGACCCCTATACAGGGTCACATGTATATCATCTTGCCCGTAAAAAATCTCAATATGAGCCCCTCGGTATTTCTGTCATTGAGCGGTGCATAAATACCCTTGTTCTGATGGATAAGCTCCGTCAGGCCCAGACCTCTATTGCATCCCGTCATATGACTCCCATGCGTATCGTATGGGCTGAGGACCTCAGTTCTGACCAAGTCGATGAACTCAGAGAACAGGTCGACCTGGCTCTTGTGGATCCAGACTATAGTATCATAGCTAACTATGAGGTCCACTGGGAAGAGATGGGATCTAACGGGCGTCTGCTCGATATCGAGGCTGATTATGAGGGGTCCCTGAACAGGCTGTTTGCTGGTCTTGGAGTAACCAGAGAGATTCTCACCGGAGAGGGAACATACACCGGTAGTAAGATATCTCTGGAGATAATGAATACTCAGTATCTTCTTTATAGGGAAATCCTACAGGATTATGTCGAGAACTACCTGTTTAAGCCCATAGCAAAGAAAAAAGGCTTCGTTGAATATGATGAGTATGGCAATGAAGTTGTTCTCTACCCTCGACTGAGTTTCACAAGACTTGCAATCAGGGATAACGAAACATTCTTTGATGCGGCCTTCCAGCTTTATCAGAAGGGGTCAGTATCTATAGACCTCATACTCGATATACTCAATATCGACCCAGAGTCTACCCGTGAAAAGATCGAACATGATATGTTCACGGTTAATGATAATCAGTTCAATGAAGTCCTTAGAAACATCTATACGAATGTTGCGACAGGACTCGTTGAGAACACTGATATCGTTCAGAAGCTCGCTAGATATATGGGTTTGAGTATGACAGAACAACCTCAGCCCGCTGAAGGAGCTTCAAGGTTCAGCTCTGAAAAGAAAGCTGCTCTTCCTGTTCCGACGAATGGAAAAGTCATAAGTAAGGAACATGCTGAAAAACTAACCAGAGTTATCAGTTTCTTATCAAAGAATCCTGAAGCTCTCGATAAGGTGTTCAAATAATGAGAGTAAGCTTCTCAAACCTTCTAAGAGCAATGGTTGCTACTCTTCCTGATCCAGCTCAGGGAGAGATAGTGACTAAATTCAGGGAGGCTCCTAAACAGAAGCCTCCAAGAAGAAGGCCGTCGGTAAAAAATAAGAGCAATAGAACCGACTATATGAAGTTGTATATGAAAAAGTATCGTGAGGATGGTAACGATTATCAGAAGGTTCCTGAAAAGGTCAAAGAGTGGCGTAGAGAGCAAAAGAAGAAGTTAGAGGAATCTAAAAAGTAACGATAATCTATTAATCCTGAAATCTTCCCATGACTGAATGGGGGTGCTATAATGCCTAAGAAAAAAGGGTTAGGTCGGGATATAGAGAAGTCTCTTGAATCTATGAAGACGCTGCTGTCTTCTTTGAATGACTTCTCAAAGGCTCCCCTTAAAAGGGGCCTGCATGGTAACGGTATGGATGATGAAAAAATGATGAAGCTGGTTAATGAAGCCAGTGAAAAGGCGCATTCCTTAGCCATCATGGTTGAGGACCTTCATGATACTGTACGTGGCTTTAAAGGAAATAAAAACAGCCGCTTTGCTTCCAAAGTGGTTGAGAATTTCCTTAGCGAGACCATGTAATAATCTCTTTATACAAGACTTAAGAGCGTATTAAACAACGGGGTAGTAATGGATATACTCATAATGGCACCGAGGGTTATTCAGGGATATATAGAGCGGTTCCCTGAGGTTTATCACAATGCTTATGGGTATTTCAATTACGATAAAAGAGTGGTCGAGGAAAGAGTCCCCAGGGGTGACTTTCAGGTGCCCTATAAGGGCCCCGATGATCTCACAGAGGGTGACTATCAGGTTATCGTGTCATATGCTCAGACATTAGTAGACCCCATACTCCTTAAATATAACCAGAGGGTGGCTCTCGAAGACGCCCTGGCAAAGGCAATAAGGACATATGGTAACGGCGTTTTTGATAACAAAATAAACGCTAATAGGTATAATGTCCTCCTTCAGTCACTACTTGCTTCTCGTTTTGCGAAGAAGACAGAGAAAGCCCCTGAAAAGACTGAAGTTAAGCCTCGTGTAATGAGAGAACTCGGTCTTAAATCGAAAGATATTCCCCATCAGGTCAGGAGACGGGATCATAAAGGTCCTGCACTCTACAAGTCCAGAGGGAAAACCTACATAGAAAAGAACAAGTAGTCCTTAAAAGGAGGATCGCATGTTGAAGAATGCCAAGAGTTACACTGAGCGCCTCGATAAGATCGCTGAGGAAGTTCAGGCCTACAGCCCCGAAGTTGCTCTTCAGATCGACCTGGTTTCGGATGTCATTGAGGGACGTCGTGAAGCCTCTACTCTGAAGTTTGATGCCGATGAGGGCCGTTATATGGCCAACCGTTTCAACTCGAACGTTCGCAGCCGCGAAGCCGACGAGCCCTATATGGATAACTTTAACAAGAGCAATTTCGAGCAGGTGTCTATAGCCAAACAGAATCCGACGCCGGTTAAGAAGGCCAGTGCTTTCCCGTATCAGAAGGCCTAAGAGAAGGGAAGAGGGATGCCCTCCTTATATCCGATGAGTTCGTCCCCTGAGGATTTCCTTATTGGGGATAGAGTCAGAAAGTTTGTAAGTGAGATAAGTGTGTCTCCATACATAGGTGTGGTTACACACTTGAGTCCCTCTACTTATAAGGTCTGGGTACAATGGCCGGATGGCAACGAGGCACAGGAAGACCCTGATACTCTTATCAGGGTCAATCCTGCTCTCGGACTTCCAACGGTGCATTGTGATAAGGGCTACGACTCCTATGAGAAACAGCTCTCTGAAAAATTCTATGGTCCAGTACAAAAAGCTGTTCTGGCCACAAATAAGATGGCTATCAGAGTGGCCTATAGTTTTGCAAATAATGTCATAGGGAAATTGGTGGATGACGCTGCAAACCTTTTCGATGAAGGTCTGAGTGATGTACAAGCCTATAACAGGTTGTACACAAAATATGGCAGTGTATGTTCAGACCACATGATTAAGTCATCCATTCAAAAGATATTCGGGGAGGTATAGGTGTATCTCCATAAGTATACCTCTGATGGTGAAACTTTTTATCTGGTTTCATCCAAATCAGCTAAACCGGGCGGGTCTATTGTCCTGAGCTCTAAAGAATGGAAGGGTTATTCCACAGGATCGGACATCGAAACTGCTGTGAAGCTTATATCTGGCAGTAAGTTTTCAAAAGACGTTCCTGAAGAGCCTAAGAAGGAACCGGTTGAAAAGAAGAAAAAAGCTTTCTCAGAACTTATCAGAATGGTAGCAACAAGGTCTGATGACTATAAAAAGTGGACTGATGATGAGCTCTGGGATGAGTTCAATGAGCTGAGGAAGATAGGTGGAGGAGATAAGGAATTTCAAGATAGATGGACCAGGGTAACTTACGAGATTAAGAGAAGAAAACTTTTTCCTAAGTCATAAATGATGATTTTATCCTTAGCTGACATTATCAGGATAGCTAGTTTTGGAGCTCACGAAGCCGGACACCAGGCTTTAAGAGACCTGGACAAGAACATGTCAGAATTGAATATTCTGAATAAAGAGCTTCAGGAAAAATCTCAGAAGTTGAAGGAACTTTTAGGAGTAAGATCCAGACCCTTATCTAAGGATGAAAAAGATAAGAAAGAAACAGTTAAAGAACTCGGTACTATTGTTGATGAAATCGGTAATGTATCCAAGTTGTTCTCGCGTACCGTAGGAATAATGTATGGCGATATTAGACCAGATCGTTCTCGCACACCTCAGGATTAATATATATGGCGATGTTAAAATACGGTAATGCTTCATTAATCCAGCCAAATATATCCGTTGATGGCTGGGTTAATAATTTATATAACGTAGCTTGTAGTAACGGTAAGTGCCGCATGAAGACGGCAAAGACCGTACTGGCAAAATATGACCCGAAAAAGTATTATCTGAGCCACTGCACAATCATTGCTGCTGTTGACACCGATCTTGCAAACCCGAAAGAAGAAAAGTCTGATTATCTCATTAAGCCTGAATATTCAAAGTTCGTAAATAATAACGGTGATGCATGGTCTAAGAGGCTCCTCCAAGCTTGTTATAGAACCTTTATTGGTTGTAATAACTATTGTTTTCCTTCTGGTACTCGGGTACTGTTGTCCGACGGGACTTATAAAAATATAGAAGAAATTAAAGTTGGGGATACAGTTATAAATAGGAAAGGTGAGATAGGGACTGTAACCAATGTATTTAAGAGGGAATCTTCTGATTTAATGGAAGTTAATGGAAAAGGAATTCTATCAAGGTCACTGTTTGTAACCAAAGAACATCCGTTTTGGGTATATAGTGCGCGTAAGAGTTGTCCGAAGACTGGTCGACCAAACAGCTTTAATAGGGATAAGGATTTTTATCGTCTAAGCACATGGAAGGGATTCTCGACAGGAGTTCATGAAGGGCATGGAGAATCCTATCCCACGGGCATTATTCCTGGATGGAAAAATGCTGAAGATTTAGATGTTAATAGAGATTTTTTAACACACCCAATTTCCCAGGCAGAGCAGTTTAACAATGAGGTAAATGCTAATAGAGCTGAGTTGATCGGGTGGTTTTTGGCAGAAGGTTCTTACTCATATACTAATGATTCTTCAGATGAAGAATCAGGCATTACCTTCAATTTGGGCAACGATGAAAATGATGTAGCTCAGAAATTGTCTCTCCTTCTTATTGAAGAATTCGGAGATAAGCTGAGAATAGATTGCCAACCAAGAATATATGAGACCCAGAGTGGATCCTATAATTTATGTTTAAGTAATAAATATGTAGCTGAATATTTCAAGAAGTGGTGCGGAAAGTATTCATGGGCGAAATATATGCCTGAGGAAGCCATGTGGCTTCCTAAAAAACTTCAGGCAATAATATTGCATAATTGTTTATTTGGTGATGGTACTTCTAAAATTAGTTCTCGTGGATATTGTATAGAGTTAAAATCTAAGAAATTGATACAACAGTTGATGTGGATCTCTTGGAGATTGGGTATACTCCCTAGTTATAAAGAGGTCGGAGTATTGCCTAGATATACTGATATATCTATTATTGATGGATATGAGGTCTATACCGATCCAATCTCAGGAAAAAGATCCAGACCCGGTTATTCATTGAAATTCACTACAAGAGATTCAAAGAGACTATGTGATTTTTCAAAATATGATGATGTTAATATCACGGATAAAAGTTCAAATAGATATACCCATTCGTTAAAATGTGATAATAATGAATGGATGATATCAAAAATAAAAAAAGTTCAAAGTACTGATGTATCTTGTACGGTCTATAATATAGAAGTCGATAATGATAACTCCTATATAGTTGAGGGTGTTGCTGTTCATAACTGTGAACATGTCCAGATACCCGAGCTCAGTAAGGGAAAAGTTATTGATGCCGTGCTTCGGGATATCCCAATAGGTAAAGATAAAGAAGGTAATGACCTTACCACCTACTATGTTGATATCCTCGTAGCTACTGATAGAAAACATGATGACCTTATTCGTAAGATAGAGGCTAACGAACTCAACACCCTGTCGATGGGGTGTACAATATCATATTCAATTTGTTCAAAATGCGGTAATAAAGCCGTAGATGAAACGGAAGCATGCCAGCATGTTCGATATGAAAAGAATAATCTCTTTTATGATGATAGAGGAGTACAGAGAAAGGTTGCAGAGCTCTGCGGGCATTGGTCGGAGCCAGACAGCGTAAAGTTTGTAGATGCCTCTTGGGTGAAAACCCCGGCATTTGTCGGAGCGGTCAAAAGAAGTACTATCAGTGTCCCTGATGACATTTCGAAAAAGCTTGAGGCCGCAGAGAAGGTTGAAGGATATCGTAAGAAAGAGGGCGATTTCCTGAAAGCAGCCCATGTCGTTGCTCAGGATGAAGAAGACACAACGGAAGAGGCACCTGCTGAGGAAACTCCAGATGACGAAGCCCCCGTTGAAGAAGCTCCTCCTGAAGAGTCCCCCGCTGAAGAAAATCCAGAGTTCAATCTTGATTCCTGGAAAGAGGAAACCAAGAAAGAGCTCATGGACCAGATCCGTAATGAGATCCTTAAAGAGCTCAGTAATGAAAAAAGGCCGAATGAGCTGGAGACCCTTGACGATACGATAATTAAACCGGCTTCTGTCTTTAAAAAAGTATGGGGAGCAAAACTATCCTGGGACAGATTCATTACACAGTCCGTAGGTAATATTGATAAGAAATCCTTTGATAAACTCAGGCATGGAAGTCACATAGTTCTTACTAGCAGTGACCCTACTGTTCTTAAGGATTATGGGTACACAAAAAGGGACTTCCTTGCAGTGCTTTCATTTATTGATAGCCATACTACAAACCCTCTGACCTTTAAGATCAAAAAAGCTGTAGCTTCAATGGGCGGAACAGAAAATAAAAGCCCAATTCAAGTCCTTGCGAGAATAGTAGAGTTAACGGGTGAAAAAATCACTAAGGCACATGGTAAAAAGGTCCTTGTATGGGCCAAGATGTTGGACAGTTTTAATTGCTAATTACCCAAATTTCAGGATGTTTAATAATCTCTTAATACAGGTTTCAAAGTTACTGAAAAAGCCTTACTAGGAGGTCAGAGATGAGGAAGAGATTGAGCTGGGATGAAGAGAAGGTCGCCGAACTGGAGAAGAAGGCTGACCCGTATACCATGAATCAGACTCACGAGAACCCCCCGGTACAGAAGTACCAGACGGGTAGCCCGAGTGCTTGGGGTGAGGATCCGAATATGGCCACCCCGTGGAAGACCGAGGGTAGGACTGAGACCGGTCATCCCGCTCCTGCAAGTAAGGCTGCTCATGAGGCTGTTCTGGCTGCTCGTAAGCTTGAGGACAAGGCCATCAAGTGCATCACGATTGCACAGCGCATGCTGCCCAATGCCAATGATGAGATCATTGAGGCCCAGGCTACCGACCTGATGTATCTGCCCGAGCGTTCGGTCCTTGCCACTCTTCAGCGTCAGGCTGAGCTTGCTCAGATCCTTTCCGGTAAGAAGTGTGACACTGAGGAAGGCGCAGATGTAGAGGCCAAGAAGGCCCCGAAGGCCCCGAAGATGGATGACGGAGGCTCAGCTGAGGAAGAGATGACAGGCGCAGATGTGGAGGCCAAGAAGGCCCCGAAGATGGATGACGAAGGCGCAGATGTAGAGGCCAAGAAGGCCCCGAAGATGGATGAAGAAGGCGCAGATGTGGAGGCCAAGAAGGCCCCGAAGATGGATGAAGAAGGCGCAGATGTGGAGGCCAAGAAGGCCCCGAAGATGGATGAAGAAGGCGCAGATGTAGAGGCCAAGAAGGCCCCGAAGATGGACGACGAAGGCGCAGATGTAGAGGCCAAGAAGGCCCCGAAGATGGATGAGGCACCTGATGGTAAGGAAGCCGGTGACCTCCTTGATCAGATTTTTGCTCAGGAAGTTACGGCTTCTGAAAAGACTGGTGCAAAGAAGTTGAGTGGTCTTGTGAAGCAGGCTTCGGAGAGTGATTCCCTGGCTGGTCTATGGGATACCGCTCCGGACGTTTCCAAGATCTTTCGTTAATGTATAAACCATGTATGAGGAGGTGAACTAGGATGGGTTCAAACAATCCAGTTCCTGACACTCACATGGATGTTCTGTACCGTCAGACGTTCAACACGTACGGCCAGATTACTTCTGCCGGTCTGACTCAGAACAACCGCGTGGGTAACGACCAGAAGGCCAACAACACCCGTCTGAATGCCAACACGAATGCTGGCATCCTGGCTGGTAGTGTTGTTGCGGTAGCGGGTGACGGACTCATTGGCCCCTGCGCCGGTGACAGCAGCTCGACCTTTGATAAGGCCGTAGGTCTTGCTGTTAACGATGCACTGGGTAATGCGTACGAGTCGAGCTCCGCAGTGGCTTCCGAGCGCGTCGCGTACTGCCATGGGACGGGTACAATGTTCCGTACCGACATTTACGAGACGAAGGGTACCGATGGTACCGCTGCTGTCGCGTACACTGCCGGTGACAAGCTGTACGCTTCCCAGAATGGGCTCCTGACCAACGTGTCGGGCATGGACAACACTAACCTGACCTATTCGACTCTGATCGGTATCGTGTTGAAGGCCCCGTCTGCGACGGACGCCTACATGACCGTTCAGATGAGAATCTAAGAGGAGGTGAAATCTCAATGGCTGAAATTAGCAATGATGTAAAACAGCAGATTATCGGCGAGCATCTCAAGACCGCCGCTGGACGTGCCAAGCTGGCAGCGTCCATGATTCAGCCTCTGCGTCTGAGGAGAGATTACACCTCCGTTGGTCGTAAGACCTTCCTGGTGGAGCAGCTCCCTGACGGTGCGTTGCCGATCTATGACAAGGATCCCAACGTTACGGCGTATGTCGTCGGCGAGGAAGGTCAGAATATTCTGGCCATCACGAAGCCCCGCCGTGTTATTTTCCCCCTGTTCGAGATTGCCTCGAACCCGGAGATCCCGCTCACTCAGATCAAAGAGCGCCGGTTCGACCTGATCGAACGTGCTCAGGACCTGGGTAAGGCTGAGATTCAGGCCGAGGAAGATACCCGTGTCTTCGAGGTTCTGGATGCGGTCGCAACGAGTGGTTTTGACAACATTGGTGCCACCAATGCTGACGTGAACGCCGTTGCTCCTCTGACGCCTCCCGACCTGGCCGATGCGTTCGCTCGTATCGAGCGTCATGACCTGCGTGTTGCGAGAGTCTTCGCGAATGCCCTCGACTATTCCGACATCCGTAAGTGGGGACGTGACGTCCTGGACATCGAGTCCCAGGCTACGTTGCTCCGCACCGGTCTGATGGCGACAGTCTGGGGTGCTCAGATCATAGTGTCTCGTAGGGTGCCTGCCGGGTACATCTACGTGTGCTGTGAGCCCGAGTTCTTCGGCCGTATCCCAGTTCGTACGGAACTTACCGTTCTTTCTGCTGACGATCCTAAGAACCGTACCATCGGGTTCTCGATTTTCGAGAATCTGGGTATCGGCTGCCACAACCCGCTGGGTCTGTGCAGGGTGGTCATTCAGAGGTAACTAACTCTTAACAGAGTAGTTATAGGGGTTATGAGAATCTTCTCATAACCCCTTTTTTTATTCTTCCCCTACACTATAAAATTAGTTATATTATTAATAACAGTGCATTGAGGAGATTTCTAATGCCCTCTGTTTGGATTGAAGAAAAAGATTTTGATAAAATTTTACATAACAAATATGGTGTTTATTCTAAATCAGAACTCGAACAGCAGATTAGAGAGGGCAATCTTACTATAAATGAACTTGGTAAGATTTATTCATTATCTGAAGTTCAAATAGTGCATGTATTACGCTTATTAAACCTTACGCACCGTAATATATTAAGTGACACAAGAATTTCATCCTTTGAGATAACCCCCTCAATACATCAGGTAATCTTAGGAACACTTTTAGGAGATGCTTACATGAAGGAAAAGAATTCTTTCATGTTAGGTCATAGCATCCATCAAATGGATTATTTCTATACGGTTGCAGAAAAATTAGGGTGTTCAGTATCAACGATATACTATAAGAGGGCCACATTAGGAAAGTCTCTGTCTTTATGGACAAATAGACATCCATGTTTTGAGACTTATTTCGAGAGATTCTATCTTAATGGTAAGAAAAAGAAGCGATTTTCTGAAAAATCAGTTTATGACTTGGAACCTGAGGGCCTAGCTTATTGGTATATGGATGATGGGAAATTTGATGAATATGGCCTAGTTTTATGTACGGGGGGTTTTTCAAGAGAAGAGAATTGGATACTTATCGATTTATTGAGAAATAAGTTTTCTGTTGAAGCTACAGAGCAATACCATGATAGAAAAAAGGATTACCGATATCTCTATATTAAGGCTGAGAGCAGGGGTCATTTCATATCTCTGATAGAACCATATGTTATACCCTCTATGAGGTATAAATTAGAAGGAAAACCTTATCCAAAATTATCAAACGAGATAGAAATAGCTATTAGGCATATGACTTTCTGTGAAAAAATAGATAAACCGGTTAGGTTTTCTGGTAATTCTGAACTTAAGAAGATGATAGTTTATAATGTTCCCGATAAAAAAATAGAATACATGAATTCTATAAGGGAGTCAATAAAAGAGAGAAAAATTGTTTCACATACGAATGTTAGAAAAGAGCCTTCTTTTGAAGAATTAAAGGCTTTGTTTAAAGACGGGTTAACGGACCAGCAAATAGCCTCACGCTATGGTTTTGGTAGGAATAGAATATCTAAAATAAGACGTTCCTTAAATATACCTAGAAAATCAGTTAGATGTAGTTCTGACAGGGTTTGTTTTCCATGCATGAAAGTAAAACTTGTGCCGTCGGAGAAAGTTGTATCTAATGAATATAATCCGAATAAAGTAGCCCATACCGAGATGTCGCTATTAATACACAGTATAGAAGAAGATGGACTCACTCAGCCCGTAGTTGTTTTTTATGATTCAAGTATTGATAAATATATAGTTATTGATGGCTTTCATAGATTTACTGTCTTAAAGGACCACTTTAAAGTGGATAAAATACCCGTTGTAGTTCTTGAGAAGAAACTTGAAGATAGAATGGCTTCTACTATACGTCATAATAGGGCACGGGGTAAGCATCAAGTGGACCTTATGGGGATTCTGGTTAATGACCTGTCTGCTAAAGGTTGGTTAGATGAGCAGATAGCTCAGCACCTTGGTATGGAGGGGGAGGAGCTCTTAAGATTAAGACAACAAGTTGGATGTGCTAAATATTTAGCAGGAAGTGAATATTCCTCTTCATGGGAAATTAAATGAATGGCTCTGTCCTTTTCACTAACAGCGTAGATTTTGAGGTCAAAAAAATATTATCAGTCTCATTGTGGTCAAAAAGAAGATTCTACATATACGGAAGTTGCCCATCTTTAGATGAGCTTAAGCAGCGCCTTCCAGATTTTGTTTTCGTAGATTTGAGAGATCTATTAGATCCACAGTTTATAAAAATATTTATCGACAACTCAGATTCAGATTTTTTTGTGATAAAGTGCCTTAGATTTAGCGATATAATGCATAGGGGCATTGAGAAGTTACAGTTATCATTAGGGTATAAATTTGTTGTAGATAATCATCCTTTTATGGGAAAATCAGAAATATACTGGTCGTATTTTTTATGGAGCTTCTTCGATAGGTCATTGTTGGGTTATCCCCATTGCTATTCTTTTATCACGGCTCTTAAGAACAATCCTTTTAATATCATGGACATAGCTTCAAGGGTTATATCTAAAACTGATACTGATATCCGTGAAATTTTTGATAAAATAGAGGTAAAGAGAATTCAGGTAGATATAGAAACAAAAAATGATTATCAGAAACTCAAGACAAAATTATTTGAGGAAGAAAACAGTCCTTTAGTAATATCCAAGAAACTAAGAAGATTTGTAATTCAAAAATATCCTGAGCTGAAAGAGGGCTTTGACCTTCTAAGGTTAGGTAATGTTTTTGATCAATTCCAAAAGGGTATCAGGACTATAATCGTGTCGGACCTTAAAGTAGATGAATATTTGGAAAATAGATTCTGGGAATACATTAATAATGCCAATATTTTTATGAGAACTATATATGACGGAAAAACTGAATAGAATCTATTTATCAGATAATGTGCTATTTTCTGCTCAGAAAAGGATTGCTCTTATTTTTAATGAGTTTGAGAAAATTGTTGTATCCATAAGTAGTGGTAAAGATAGTACAGTTCTTTTCTGGCTGGCTATGGAGGAAGCAATAAAAAGGAAGAGGAAGATAAAGGTATTTTTCTTAGATCAGGAGGCTGAATATGAGTCCAGTATAAAACTAATAGAATTTATGATGACCCAATCGTTAGTTGACCCCATGTGGTTTCAAATACCCCTAAGATTAACCAACGCTACTTCATATAGTAATAGTGTATTCTGTTGTTGGGAAGAAAATAAGGAGTGGTTGCGTTCAAAGCATCCTTTAGCAATACATTCACTCAAAGAAAAATACCCAGACAGGTTCTATGGCTTTTTTAATTGGGTAGAGAAGAAGAATTCCGATACAGCTTTTTTAATTGGGCTTAGGGCTGAAGAGAGCATCAATCGGTTAAGAGCTGTAATGTTAAATCCCGGTTGGAACTCAATCAGATGGAGTACTAAAACTAAAGGGAGTAATACTTTTCGATTTTACCCGATATATGATTGGGTAGTTAGTGATATCTGGAAATACATTTATGAAAATAATCTACCTTATAATTCTGTTTATGATAGAATGTATCATTCCAATAAAAACTATTATAAAACGATGAGGGTAAGTAATCTTATACATGAAAAGAGCTTTAGATGCTTAGGGGACTTACAGATTTACGAACCGGTGATGTTCGATAAATTGGTAAAGAGATTACCCGGTATTCATGTGGCTTCTATTTATTCCAAAGAAAAGACTGTTTTCAACACCGATGTATTACCTAAGAGTTTTAAGTCATGGAAGGATTATAAGGATTACCTTTTAAGAACGACTCCATTAGAATATAAAAATAGGTTTGATAAGAGATTCTCAAAACAGCCTGATAATGAGAATATGGCCAGAAAACAGGTTAGACAGATTTTGTTAAATGATTATGAGAATAATTTAAATATAAAAACAGTGAAAAAAAATAAGATTGAATTGTATGAAAAATGGTGGGATAAATTTTAACTAGACTAATCATCATGATGCGGCTTAATATGACTACTGGAACGATTCATCTGTCCTATTTTATGCTCCGGTAAGCCGTCCGTATCATGGGGTGTTTTAAGTGGGTGGTCCTCTGATATAGCCGGTTGAGGGGGTACGTATTCTCCGCCCTCAAGCTGCCAGTAATATTTGATCTTTTTATTTATTTTAGTCATATCTGTTTCCTATTTATGGGGGCTGATAGCTCAGCCCCTTTAGTTTATTGATTTGTTTCCTCTGGTTCCGGAGTAGCAGATTCATCTTCAATCGTTGGAGCTGGCAAGAGATACTCGGTAATTTTCTTATCCTTCTCTTCTTTCGTAAGGTCTTTTCTACCATCCAGATAGACTCCAAAGGACAGGTCCTGGAAGGTCGTCTGGATAGTAAGACCGAGTCTTTGCCAGAGAGATTCTGCTGCGGGGGATTTGAAACTACGCTTTTGAAGAAAAACAGTTCCGAGGAATCTATTGATGACCATACCATACTGAATGGTTTTCTTCCTGGGTAAGATCATACCTATAAGTGACGGTAAGATCGACCCAGCAAGGATAAGTGCAAGGTTAACCATACGGTCATCCCATTCCATAATCTACCCCCTTTATAAAGAGTGAGGCGACTTTCTTTGCAGATTCTTTATCTGCTTTTTCCATTTGAGCTACTATTTTTTTAGCCCAGATATAACCGGGATCACCTCCCCATATTAACCACGCCACATAGCCCCTATCCTTCCAGGGTTTGTCCTTATACTCTGGATTAATGGCCTTATTCTTCTCGTGCCTATCGAAGAAGGCTTTCATTCTTTTAACCGTTGAGGGGGATAGTTCGTCCCTGTTCTTAAGATTCACTGCTCTTTGGACTCCCGACCCGATACCTTCCTTCTTAGCCTCAGAGACTGAAAGGCCTCCTTTTCCACCCGCTTTTCTACGATATTCTAAGCCTTTTTCTGCCTCTTTTGCAACGGTCTCTGGGGGCCTGAAATCTATGTGACTGTAACGATTGGGCTTAGACATTAAAATCTCCTTTTTTCAGAACTTTATATCGAGAGATTATTAAACTATCATTAAATAAGCCCTAAATACAAGGAGTTAGCATGACTTATCTCAATGATGTTATGAAGTCTAAAGAGGATGCTGCAGAGAATCTTAATCTACTTGAAGAGAGTATTAAGAAGCTGAGAAAGGAGTATGATGTTCTCTCACAAAGACTCTACGAATTATCTGAACGAGAGCTGAAGGTTAAGGAGATATATCGATTGGCTGGGATACATCTACCCAGGCTTCAGAGGAGAACAGAGCTCAGTGATAAGGATAAGGCTGAGATTGAAAAATGGCTTTGCAGGGCGAAGTCGCTGAGTGGCCTTGATGATATTATATTAGCCTTCCGAGAGATGGATAAATATAAGGCTGGTGATATCAAAATAAATTTGTATGCCCTTATCCAAAAGATTATTATAGGTGGACCATTCAAGGAAGGGACCGGTAAGAAATGACTGATATATTCATTCCTTGTAGCCCGAATTATTATCGTAAGCTCCCGTCTGCCCTCTGTAGCGCTCTTACTCAGACCTACCAAGATAAAAGGGTGTTGCTTTATTTAGATGGAATCAATGGTGATACTGAAGGGTTACTCAGACAATGGTGGTATACAGCTGATGATACCCCTGGATCCAATAAGGATCATCAAACTTTCAGATTATTAAGAAGAGACCTAGAGATAGAGTACTGTAAAAGAGGAGTTCTTATTAAGAACTTTGACGGTCCTCGTGGTAGTGCTGCTATTTCAAGACAGTGGCTTTTCGAGTGGCCTTGTATTTCAGAATGGGTTAAGACACTCGATGCGGATGATATTCTCTTACCGGATGCTCTGGACTATATGATGTCCTATGCAAAAGATGGTGTAGATGCAGTTTTATGCCCCATGATGTTTTGTCGAAAGAATAGGCATATTGAAATTATTCCCGGTCGACCTATGATAGGTAAGTGTGGAACAGGTAGTTTCCTGTATTCAAGGAACTTTCTGAAAAGACTTATAGAAATGGGTTTCTGTTGGCCCAATCAATGGGCTCATGACGCTTCATTTCTTACTTTCATTCAAGATAAAGGATTCAATTTTGTTACCACATCTGAAAATTTTTTGTATGTATATATAAAATGA